TTCGCGTTCTCACTTGATCTTGTTGCTACTGATTTATTCATAAACTTATATGTCAATGGCATTGGTGCCTCGGCCATAATCCACCAAATTAAAGCTGGTTGAATATAGTCATCAAGTAATGTTTTATTTAATACTGATACAGTTGCCGCGCTTACTTGTGTTTTAACTTCGTTGTAAAGCCCCGTGCCTAATATAGGTAACATAAATTTTTCTTGTGCTAACTTAATAGTTGGCAGTAAAACTTTCATGTCAACATTTTCATTGATTATCGAATTATCCTTTAAGGCTTGCTCGCTGATAAATATAACTGCCATAACTTATTTCTTAGGTCTTATTAATACTTGTTGCCATATATGACGGCATGATGTTGATGTTAATCCGGTCTTTGGGTTATGATACCAACCGCCACGGGTAAGCCATACATTTGTTTCTAAATCATTTTCTAAAGATTCTATTTCTTGGCGTGTATAATGTTTATTATCTTTTATTTCTTTTTTACAAAATTCCCTTGAAGTATCAATTAATTCAGGCCCAGCAATGCCAGGTTTTAAAGCGTACTTATACCGAACTAATATTTCCTCAACGGGTGAATCTAATTTTTTAATGCTTTCGCCTTTTTTTGTTAAATTTCTTTCGTTATCTACAATTTGAATCATTCCATTATCAGTAAGTTTAATTATGGCTTCTTCTATTGTCTTTACATCAACTTTTAAGGCTTCCGCTATGTTCTTATTACTTATTAAATTATCGTTGCTTAGAATGTCTATAATTGATTTATCAAGCGTTGTAATTGTTATCGTGGCAAAGTTTGTCGGTATAGCCTCCGCGTGTATTATCTCGTAACCTTCCGTTGATTCCCCATATTTAGCGAATATTTCTAAGGCCTCCTCTTCGGTTAGTTCTTTGCTGAACTTTTGTGTATCGTTTAAATCAATACCTAGTCTTTCAGCTACTTTCTTTCTTAATAACTCTATTGGAATAACTGCCTGAATTAATGCCTCTGAATAATCAACACCTATAATTTCCAAAGGAATAATACTTAGTTTGCCATCAATATTTAAAAGATTTGCAAAATCATTAACAACACTTTCAATAGTCTGTTGTTTTGGTGTAACATAGGTATTTTGAAAGAACTCCGAAGCATCACGAATTACATTCCTAGCAAAAGCAGATTCGCCATCAATACCGAATAATTGACCGCTTGTGATTCTATGTCCGGTAAATATTTCCTGAGTAACTGTCTTGTTTAATACCTCAAAAGCCTTATCAAAATCGTTTGTCCTTAATGGAATTACACTAGGCTCTTTATCTTTACCTTCGCTGAATACCAACACCACACCGCCCGCGTTATCTGTACCCGTATGTTTGTTTTTAATTTGTTTTTCAATCTCTTTCTGCTCCTCTAATGTAGGCTGGCCGTTGTTAAAACTGATTAAAGTGCCACCAACAAACCCATTCTTTATATTATTTAAGTGAAAATTAGCAATTTCTTTTTCAATTTCAATATATTTTAAAGCTGCAACGTACCCAGGTAATGGATACACTCCTTGATTTGGCCTATAAGCTTTATAATAAAAAATACCTGATGTTTTATTTTCAGGATCAAACTTTTCTATTTGTTTAAATCCCGTTTTATCTGCACTTTGATTATATGCTTTCCAATCGTTACTAAAGAAAAATTTATCTTGTGTTTTGTTAGTTCTTATCTTTGAAAAGTCAACATGATAAAGATCAAAATCAGTACGTAAATTATTCCAAATGGCTTGAATATAAAAGCCTCCGAATAACTCTAAATCTAAACTGATTTTCTTTGTTAACTCGTATAAACTTTCACTTGGGTTAATAGTTTGAGTAAACTCAATTAATTTAGCTGCATTTAAAACACTAACTGCTTTATTATTTATATTCCATCCTTTACCAGCAATTAAATCAGCCTTACCGTCTACAATGGCCCTATGTTTTGGCGCGTTGTCGTACATGTCTAATAATAAGTTAGGAAAGTTATTGTCATTCCCGTAACTTATCCACTCTTTACCCTTGTTTTCCTTAAATTCCGGAATCTCAAAGGCATTTAATTTAACGTAAAGTATGTTACTAGCCATTATATATTATATTGATCTTAGTTTGATTATCGTATGCAGTCGTTGTGCTTGCAGTACCTATTACTTTTACCTTGCCATATTCAACTATTCCCGTTGACAAAGTATAATTTAAATTTGTTGGTGATGTTTGCTCGTATATCTCATAGTGATAAAAACCAGGCAACGGCAAGCTTACTTGTGATGCTGTTAATGTAGGTGTTAAAGTTTCGGTAATAGTAAACCTATTATACCTATCTGTATGTAATGAAGTATCAGCTGCAATAAATGTATAACTTACCTTAGATTCATCATTGATAAATCTAAACAAAAACAATGGATTAGTTAACGTACATTTTTCAGTCAAAGTTAATACTATGATATTACTTTGATTTTTTATCAGCTTTATCAACTTTTGCTTTTTTAGGTTTTATTGATACTTCAAATAAGAAAGTATAACCATGTTCTTTAAACAATGGTATATTTTCCTCACTTATTAATACGATTCTGTTAAGCTCCTGGCTAAACATATCTTTTCCGATAAATTCCGCTTTTAACTTCATTTCTTTTTAGGTTGTTGCTCTTCAACTTCAAATATATAGTTAATACCCAACGATAATAATAGTTCTATATTAGATTCTTTAACCTCAATATTTAAATCTAAATTTTGGTTATAAATAACCGCTCCAATAAATTCAGGCTTTATTTTCATAACTTGTTTTTATTAATAAATATAAAATTAAGTATTTTGTACCAAAAAAAAACCATAACACCGAATCGATGTTATGGCTTTAAAAATATTATTAAAATAATTAAACCGCTGGTGCGCTCAATGCAGCAATTAAACCGCTTGCAACCTCTTTTAATGGCTCAACTTCTTTGGCTACAAATGTTAACTCATAACCGTTTCTATCACCCATTGCAGTTCCTGAATTATAACTACCAGCTGTAAGTTCAGCACCGTTTGCCTCACCTAACAACCAATATTTACCATTTCTATCTTCTGCAATAACCATCAATCTATTTTGAGCTAAAAGCCTAATTTGATTTCTTGTAGCAGTTTCTCCCTTGTTAAATATAGCTGTTAAAGTAGTTTCATAAGCTAAAGTCCCATTTTCAACCGAAGCTAAAATTGATTCAGAAAAGTTTGAAGTTTCTTTAACTTGCTCATAAGACCAAAACTGTTTTCCTGTAGCTAAAGTAAATGCGGAGATTGCTCCAGCTGTTGTTGTTAATGTCGCTTTATTCGCTAATTCAGTGATTAAAAGTCTTTTAATACCTCCAACTGAATCACGACAATCTAAAGTCCTTCCGGATATCAATACACATGCCATAATTTATAAGTTTTATAAAGAGGGTATTTTACACCCTCTCTTAAGTTAGTATTAAGCTGTTAATTCAAAGTTTGCAACTTGTGAAGGGAAAGCAACTTGAGTTCCAATTTTGAATGCGCACATTAACCTCACCTCATCAGCTTCTTTTGCAAAGAAAATTTCAAATTTTTCTTCTTCATTCATTAAGTCAACACCCATGAACATATTTGATTTCCTTCCAGCAATTATTCTTGAAGTTCCATTAAGACCATTCAAAGCAACTAGTTTAATGTTAGTCCCTGGAATGAATAATTCAAAGTTTATTGCATCTGCGTTGTAGTGATAAAGATTTGCAGTTTTTAAAGCAATCGTGAATAATCTAAATGTATCAGTACCACAAGCAATAAACGCATCCTCTTTGTCTAAAACCTCTACTGGAATAGCTTTGTAAACAGCATCAATGATTGCAACTACGTTAGAAGTAGTTATAGAAGTAACCGGAGTAGCAAAGAAATCAGATGCAGCCTTTACAACTTTTGCAACAACTAAAGAAACAGATGCAGCAGCATTTGCAGTTAAAGTAATTGCTGTATTAGAAGTTACAACAGATACGGTATAAGTGTTCGCACCGATAACCAATTTATCACCAGCTACTACCTGACTTGAAAACAAGGTAGAAGTACCAGTAACAGTTGCAGAACCTGATGTAGTTGCTACTGTTCCAACGATTTTTTGAGCGTTAACGTTTGCAGCTGAATAAGAACCATCAATAACTTTTAATAAACCATCGAATTTATTAAGGTTAGCTGTTGCGCTAGCCAAATCACCTTGCCAAAGTGCAACCTCTACAGCCTTAGCAATTTGATCTGCTTTTTCTTCTGCATAGATTTGTTCAAATGGGATTGAATCATACATTGATCCTGGAGCCAATTGTGTTTGAATGTATTTAGCTTCTAAAGTTTTAGGGCAAAGTGCCTCTTGAACTTTAATTGCACCTACTGTAATGACTCTTTGAGTTAAAGCAGTAGTTCCACTTGCATTAAATCCACAACCATCAGCTTGAAAAACTGCGTCTGATTCTAAGATGTTAATTGCAGCAGCCGATTTTACGCCAGCTTGTAATGTTAATAATGAAGCTGTTTTAGCCGATAAAACTGCTTTTCTAATTAAAGGAAATCTTTGCTCGTCTGTATAATTCGCAAGCGTGCCTACTGAAAATGCCATATTATTTGTTTTTAAATTTGTTTATAATTGATTCTAATTCTTGTTCTCTTGATACTGATTTTTTAAATGGATTATTTGATCTAACCGCTACTGGATTATCACTTGGTACTTTTGCAAGTTTCTCAACTATTGAAAAAGTTTCTTTTACTATTTCTTTTAGGGCCACATTATCAGCCGTTAAAGTTTCATTTGTTTTGGTAAACTCTTCAAATCTAGTTTTCAAGTTGTCAACTTCGGTTTTCAATGTTTCGAAATCCTCCTTGCTTACTGATTCAACAGCGGCCATTGGTTGTTCAATCGGTGCCTCTTCTTCCGGTGCTTCCTCTTCTTTGGTAGCTACTTCCGTAATAATACCACCTTCAACTGTTAGCATAGTTCCATCCTCTAATTCGTGTTCACCATCGGGAGCTGCAAGTTCATTACCGGCCTCATCAATAACCATTAAAGGCAATCCAACCTCTAATGATTCGTATCTTATAATAGTTCCATCAACTAACTTGGCATCTATAAAGGTTTGCTCGGTTGTTGGCTCTGCGTTAAACTTGCTTACAAGTCCGCTTAATTTCTCTATTGCTTCGTTTAAGTTCATGTGTATAACGTTTTTAATTAAAAATATATTAATATTGAAAATGTACCGTTTTACTCGATAGCTTTAATTATATCTATTATTTCATTTATTTGTTTTTGCTCCTTGTCAACATAAAACAAATGATCGAAAGCCCCTTCAATACTAAAACCTTTAAACTCACCCTCTTTAATTCTCTTCCAAATGTCTGCGT